TATTCTGGTCTAATGAATATTGCGCCCAATGTTTTTTATTGTGCTTTATAATGTCGGTATGGATTGGCCACCCTTGCTCTTTTCTAAGCCTATGCACAACAGCCGCTAATCTAAAGCAACCAAATTGATTTAAAGCTTCTATAGGCGTTATCGTTTGGCCTGATTTAAGCAACTGTAAAACATTGCCGTCTTGTGTTGTAATATCTTCCATAAGTTTACTCCTTCTTAAAATGGTATTTCATCGTCAAAATCTTTGACTTCATTATTGCTTTCTATTTTTTGCCCTTCTGCTAGTCTTTTGGGTTCGTTGTTTTTACCTCCTAATAATTTAACTTCGGTTGCGTTTATAGATAAATACGTTTTGCCTTCGTATTCGTTTTTCTTTAAATCGCCTGTTATTGCCACAAGTTTACCTTTTAGCAAGTAAGGCGAAATGTTTGTTCTAAAGTAACGTGCGCCGAAAAATATTGTGCCTTTGTTTTCCCCATAGCCATCGTCAACGGCTATAGAGAATTTTACAAAAGAACTTTTTTCGTTTTCAACAACTTCGCAATCTTTAGTTAGATAGCCAACGGCAGTTATATTTTTCATGAGTACAACTCCGCTTTTCTTTTATCGTGCGCTTCCACAATTTTGGCGTATTCATTTTCGCCTATACCAACAGAGTTAAGCATTTTTTCGTATCTTTTTTCTGCCGCTAGAAAGCGCTCTAAGTTGCATTCTTCGTAAAATAAAAGCATTGCTTCAACACGCTCATCTAAACTTATACTTAAATTAGGTTCGCTGTTTTTTGGCTTTTCGTTTTTAAACTCGTCAGCTTCTTCTTCGCTGTAAACATCACCACTTAACTCAAGCAACTTTAATATTACCCTGTCCTTGGCTCTTTTTTCTGCCATAGCATAGGGATATTTATTTGTTGTGTTGTAAGGTGCGGCCTCGCCTATCGACCAAGCTGTCGCATCACCTTTATGGCCTGTCACACAGATAGCAACGTGTTTGTCCTTTATATTGCTTTCTATAATAGTTGGTGCATCAAAAACTATATTTTCTTTTATAGCTATTTTTTCTAATGCTTTGTGTAAAACCACTGGTGTACCGTGGCAATTCCAAGTGGCCTTACTTTCTGTTAAGCCAACTTTTTTAATTAATTCAATTAATCGTTCTGGTATTTTAGTCATTTTGTCTTTCTTTCTCACAATTATTTCTAATAAATTTAAATTCATGATATAAAGCCCAAAAAGCGGTTTCTATATCCCTTACATCTGAAAGCCACAAATCGTGGCAATCAGCAATTTGGTTTGAAGTACTTCTTAAAGTTGTAAATGTTTTCCAAATAGTCTCCTTTTCTTTATTATTTAAAGGCATTGGCTAACCTTTCTAATTCGTTTTCTATTTTACCCATTTCGCTATTTGTATAATTGTCGTAGGCTTTATCTATAGCCGCCTCTACAACCTTATGCCAACCAGTTGGAAAATGCTCGTGCTTTGGAGCCTCGGATTCAGATAGCCTTTGTGTATATTCCCAAACAGCTTCTGTTATAGCGTGTTTAACTGTAACAGGTGGGGGTCTTAGTTTTGTCATAATATTTCTCCTTTTTGCTAAAAACACTTTACAAACTATTTTTAACGTTGTAAAGGATAAAAATAATAAATGTAAACAAAAGAGGTTAAAATGGATAACAAAGTAATTTTAAGTTTAGATGAAATAAGACATAAACTACGAGATAGGAACTTAACAAAGGTTGCAAAAAATGCTAACGTGTCAAGACCTGTTTTATATCAGATAATAAATAATGAAACTGACCCTAAATTTTCAACGGTAGAAAGGCTTTCTGATTACTTACAAGAAGATTCCGTTACATGGGTTTCAACATAATTAAACCCCCAGAGGATTTCACAACTCTGAGGGTTATAAGCAATAAAGAAGAAGTATTTTCACAATACTCATAGATTACAAGGAGTAACCATAAGTAATGAGTAACCTAGTTTCAAACGTAATTCAAACAAAATTAATAGGTTCACCCACAAAAAAAGCAATTTTAATGTATATGGCAGATAAGGCCAGTGACGATGGAAGCGGTATTTGGGTGAGTAAAGGCAACATGGCGGCAGATTTAGAAATGTCTAGCCGCGCTGTTCGTCAGCATATAAAAGAAATGTTGGCAATGGGTGTTTTAAAGGTAACAGGGCAAAAAGAGTGCCGCCACGGTTACACTATAGATTATCAAATTAATTTACAAATAGTTAGCCAATTACCTTCAACCAGACCACCCCTGAATGACGTTCACCCCTACCACGGCATGACATTCAGCCCTACCCCTGCACACGGTTCACCCAAACCACCCAAAGAACCACCCAATGAACCTATTATATTAGTACGGTCTATTGATGTGGTTGTAGAACAGTTTAATAAGTTTTGGGAAAAGTATCCTAGAAAAACAGCAAAACAGCCTGCACAAAAGGCATTTCCAAGAGCAATAATGAAAATTAGTTTTGAAGAACTTATGGAAAAATTAGATGTTTTTATAAAATTTCATAAAGATACAAAGAAACAATTTTTACCTCACGCCAGTACATGGTTAAATCAAGAGCGTTGGTATGATGAATATGAACAGCCAAATAATAATTTAGATTTACAAAAAACAGTTTTAAGCGAGATGTTAAATGCGAAATAATGAACTTAAAGAAAAAACGTTAAAAATGTTGGGGCGGTTAAATGCTCCTAGAGCGGTGCAAAATAACGATGAAAACATGAAAAGCGAAGCTGAGTTTCTATGCAACCAAATTATAAAATTAGCACCAAGCAAAAATTATATTGAATGGTTTCAAGACTTTGAGCAAAACATACTTTCTAATTTAGAAACTAGGACTTGGCCAACTGCAAAAGAAATTAGCAAATCAGCAAAAGCAATAGCACCAAAGCGGCCTGAATTTAGGGAACTATCACCTGAAAAATACGAACCTAACGAACTTAAAATTAACGCCGATAGAATAAATAATGGTGAGCCAGTAGGCGAAAATTACATAATGGGCGCAATGGCTGAACAAATGGTAAGAGCGGGGCTTGTTGCAGAAAAACAACTAGCGCCATATAAAGAATACTTGAAACGTATGAAAAATGATTAGATTATGTTACACAGGTAGCGAGGTCACGAACTCCTCCCTGTTCGAATTAGTTCCGCTTTATACTGCTTTTTTACGGACTGAATTACCTCGCCAACTTCCCTCGCCTTGCGCGGGGGATTTTTTTAGGTATAATATAAAACAACAGAAAGGGCGCACCCATGCACGATGGACGGTCTTGGCCTGCTGATAAGGTTGAGCGAAGAAACATAGAAACGCTTATACCGTATGCTAGAAATAGTCGAACTCATAGCGATGAGCAAATCACACAGATAGCGGCAAGCATTAAAGAATGGGGATTTACTAACCCTATTTTAGTCGATGCCCAAAACGAAATTATAGCGGGTCATGGCAGATTACTTGCGGCCAAAAAATTAAATTTAAAAGAAGTTCCTTGCATACAAGCTGATGATTGGAGTGACGCACAAAAACAAGCGTATGTAATAGCCGACAATAAATTAGCATTAAATGCGGGTTGGGACGAAGAACTTTTAAAAATAGAATTTAAAGAACTTACTGATTTAAATTTTGATGTAGAATTAACAGGGTTTAGTTTAGATGAACTTGGCAACCTGTTTCACGAGCCAAAAACATATGACGATTACGAGCAAGGCAAATTAACAAAAGTTTATGGTCAACCACCCTTTAGCGTTTTAGATACAAAAAAAGGCGATTGGGTAGAACGTAAAAAATACTGGCGTGACTTAATTGGTGACTTTGGTGAAAGTCGCGAGGGCAAATTAGCCAGTAACAATCTTATGGCTGAGTTAAATAGTGGTGTCAGTATTTTAGACCCTGTCTTAGCAGAAATAATAGTACATTGGTTTGGTTTCGAAGGTGGGCAAGTCTTTGACCCTTTTGCGGGTGATACCGTTTTTGGCTTTGTTTCTGGTTTTAAAGGTATGAATTTTCAGGGAATAGAACTTAGGCAAGAACAGGCAGATTTAAACCAACAGCGATGCGATGAATCTAAATTACCGTGTGTCTACTACACGGACACAAGCGAAAACATGGATGACTACATAGAAAACGAAAGTATAGATTTAGTGTTTAGTTGCCCCCCATATGCAGATTTAGAAGTTTATAGTGATGACCCAAATGATTTAAGCAATATGAGCCATGATGACTTTTTTATGGTTTATAAAAGAATATTACAAAAAACTTATTCTAAATTAAAAAATAACCGTTTTGCAGTTATTGTGATGGGCGAAGTAAGAAACAAAAAAGGTCAGTACATCGGCACTATTCCTAAAACAATAGAAATAATGGAAAGCGCAGGCTATAAATATTACAACGAAATTATTTTAGTAAACAGCGTTGGCACACTTGCATTGCGCTCTGGCAAACAAATGCAGGCCAGTAGAAAAGTCGGCAAAATTCATCAAAACGTGCTTGTGTTTGTTAAGGGTGACGCCAGTGTTGCCGCCGATGAACTAGGCGAAATAGAAATAAATTTAGAGGAAGCAGATGGAGACTAAAGGCTATCATGTCATAGCAGACGTTTGGTTAAACGAGTACCCAGAAGATAACATTGCTGAAGTGCAATTAGGTATTGGCGAAGCTATAGAAGAATATTTAACTATTGTAGGCTTTAAAGACCACCAGTTTAACGAACAAGCATTTACAGCCGTTTGGTTATTATCCGAAAGTCATTTTAGCATTCACACCTACCCAGAGCGCAATTTTGTTAGTTTAGATTTATATACTTGTGGAGAACGCGCCGCATCAACTTTGCAAATAATGGGTGACATAATGGGAAACTTCAACGTAAAAGAAGCAAACGTAAAGGTAATTAATCGTGGTTAAATTATGCGTTATGCAAATGTGCGCTGTTACCAAGGTCGTTTACTGCATAAATCATAGTGCGAGTATCTTGGTAAGTGTCGGCATACCTAATAGCATCGGCATACTTAGTAAAGTCGCTTCTAGTACGGTTGCGGCCAAAGCCTCGTACTGCCGTAAAATATATAGCAGTGTCAAAACAAAATTGGCTATGTGTGTCTTCAAAGTGCATTGTAATACTCCTTATTGCTGTAAACTATACTATAACAAAACGTAAAGTATGTAAAGATGGAAAATAAAAAAAATGTAGGCGGTAGACCAAAAATAGTTTTAACGGATGAGCAAAAACGTGAAGTTGAAACATTAGCGGCAGTTTTAACAACAGAACAAATAGCTGATTATTTTAGTATAAGCAGGCGGGTTTTCTTTGATATATTAGAAAGAGATGAAGAGGTTTCTGCACTATATAAAAAGGGAAAAGCAAGGGCTGTTGGATTTGTAGCGCAAAATTTAATACAAAAAGCAAGAACAGGTGATTTAGGCGCACAAATATTTTATTTAAAAACTAGGGCAGGGTGGAAAGAAACACAACGCATCGAGGGCGCAGGCGACACAGGCGAACACGTTATAGCTTATAAGTGGTTGGACGATGACAACGAGGACGATTAACTACCGCCCCCGAAAGCTAGTTAAAAGTTTTCATAAACGCCAAGAAAGATTTGCTGTAATTGTTGCCCATCGTAGGTTTGGCAAAACAGTGGCGGCTATAAACGATTTAATAAAAACGGCATTAACCACAGACCGCAAAAATGTCAGGGTTGCTTATATTGCGCCATACTACAGACAGGCCAAAGCAATAGCGTGGGACTACCTATTAGAATATACACAAGACGTTGAAGGTGTTGTTTACAATACTTCGGAGCTTCGTGCCGACTTTCCTAATGGGGCTAGATTTAGGCTATTTGGGGCTGACAACTACGATGCTATGCGTGGTTTGTATTTTGATAGCGTTGTACTAGACGAGCCTGCCGACTTCCCTGCAAACGCTTGGCCAATGGTTATCAGGCCATCATTAGCAGACAGGCAAGGTAAAGCGACTTTTATAGGAACGCCGAAAGGAAAAAATGATTTTTGGGAAATTTATAACAATGCACAAAAAAACGAAAATTGGTTTTGTGCCATGTATAAAGCAGATGAAACCGAAATATTAGATAAATTTGAATTA